GGTACGTTCGACAAGGAAGCATTTGCAGACGCCAAGCGGGGCGTATATGACGTGTTCACGTCGTCCTTCCCGAAGGCAGCGCCGCCTATCATGGGTAACGACCTTGCTCGGGTAGCCTTGACGTTCAAGCGATTCGCCATCACCCGCATGTGGCTACTCTACAACGCCTACCGGGAGGCTACTGAAGGTCAGAGCCAAGAGGTGAAAGACGCGGCTCGCAAGGAGCTGTTGGGGTACTTCGGTACCGCATTCCTCTTTGCAGGCGTGAAGGGTATGCCGCTTGTCGGAGCGGCTACTGCGCTGGCTTCGCTCTTGTTCTCTTGGGACGAGGACGAGCCGATCGATCCGGACTTTGCCATCCGCGATGCGGTGGGGCTGTTGGCGTACAAGGGACCGGTCAACTACGCGCTTGGGGTCGATATCGCAAGCCGTACTGGATGGTCGGGGCTGTTCTGGCGCGAAGACCCGAAGCGCATGGCTGAAGTTGGCCCTGCTACCTACGTGGTCGAGCAGTTGCTCGGTCCTGCTTTCTCGTATGCCGCTAACGTCCTGAAAAAGGATGGGGCCATCGACCTAATGAAGGATGGCCAGTACGGAAGAGCATTGGAGCAGTTGCTGCCTCGGGCTATCGGCAACCCGCTGAAGGCGTACCGCTATGCGGAAGAAGGGGCAATTACTGCCAATGGTCGTCCGTTGATAGAGGACGTCAATGCTTGGAACGTGTTCATGCAAGTGTTCGGCTTCCGCCCGACTGACGTTGTAGAGGCTGGTGAAGAAGCCGGTGCGGCCAAGCGGATGGAGCAGTCTATCCTCGACCGGCGCAACGCCATCATCTCCAAAGCGGCTATCGCCCGGATTGCTGGAGATGAAGATGGGTTCCAAGAAGCGCGTAAGGACGCCAAGCGGTTCAGCGAGAAGTACCCGGAGCGGCGTATCACTGACTTGGTGCTGAACGACGCGGTCAAGCGCCGTCGCAAGGGCATCGAAGATTCGGTCAACGGTGTGGTCGTGAATCCGAAGCTCGCGCCGCGTATCTACAAGGAGCTGGGAATCGATCCGGAGGATGGGCAGGAGGAGTAAAAGAGAACCCCCTCAACCGTAGGGAAGGAGGAAATACGGCTAAGGGGGTCCACTACACCGAGAGTCCGTCACACAAGAGGGTGAAAAAAGACCCCTACTTGGCAGTAGGGGTCAACTCCTGTGGAGGAGAGCCAGAGTGCCCTTGCATTCTAGGAGCGCTCCTCCAGATTCGCAAGCCATACATCCCGTTCTCGATGACGTGCTTGCACACCATGTCTACCTTCAAGTGCTCCGTTTCATCCCGAATCTGGCGCTCCATGCCTTTACGGTCGATGCACGGTATGAAGAAGGAAGTACCCGGTTGGAACTTTTCCCATTCAACTAGGACTTGAAGATTCGCTATCTTCATCGGTATCAGACAACAGTATGTCTTCGTTGAAGAAGTCCAACTTCGTGGTATCAAACCACAAACAAGTTGTCGCTGCGCCGTTACTAGCCAAAGTCCCGACGAACAACCGCTTCCTTCGGGTGTATTCACCGCCGGAGTGAACAATCAAAGACTTGTTCTTGATGTACGGCTTCAACGTCTCCTCGAAGTTCATGGAACTCTTGTTGCACTCTTGACGGTAAGCCGCTGCGGATATGTACAACATCTTGGTATCAGGCTCATAGCGGACTGTCAGCGCGTTACGAGGTTCCTTGATAGCGCCCTGCTCCAGTCCAGTACGCTTGTCCCGGTTCCCGTTGATGACCAAGACTTCGTGGAAGTGTCGTTGCAGGAAGATGCCCAAGAACTCGTCCCCGTCGAACATGTACTCGCGGTTCTTGACGCGGGTAGTCTTGATCAACTCGATACCGAAGTCGAACACCGGCTGGACCGGGATGTCGTGCAGGTTCAGCTTGCGGGCAATCAAGCCCCCCGTGATGGACAGCGCTACGATGAGGCTCCAGTACCGCTCCGAAGGGCGGATTTCGGCGGCGGCATCAACCCGGTCTCTGGTCTTGTTCAGGAGGTCCTTGACCGTGTTCAGTTGGGCGATGACGATTTGGGCATACGGGTCGATGGCATGCCCGTAGTTGGACGCCAAGCGCTCGAAGTGGGTCCGAGACCAAGTCGCATCCGCGCCTACATCCTGTGGCATGTTGATTTCCAAGATGCGTTTCAACTCACCATCTGGAAAGCCCTTTACAGCAAGCAGTGCGTCCATGACCGCCCGGTTGGATGACGAGATCATCCCTGTCTGGAACTTGGTGTTGTTCTGGCGCTCGACATTCTCATGCTGCTTGAGGCGGTGCTTGGCGCGTCCAGAGGTCACGTCGTAGACCTGCTGCGACATCTGGTCGGCAGGCATATTGGTGATCTCGTCCATCGTCACGGCGAGGTTCTGCATGACGCCAAGCCGGTTCATGCGGACGTTGTAGGTATCCTTGGGGGCCAAGGTGAGTTCCTTCGGCCTGCCGTAGATGCTGTTGATGGCATGCAGTACGGTCGTCTTGCCAGTGCCGGACTCGCGGCTTACAAGGTTTACCAAGTACCCATCGAGCGCCGTGAACCGCATCAAGGGGGTACCGAATCCGAGGAAGAACGCGAAGGCCCGCGCCTCCATGCCGGGTTTGCTGTAGTAATTGATGATGTCTTTCCACGTGTGGAAGTCACCCTTCGGCTGGAAGTAGGGGATGTTCGGGAGCGTGGGGGCTGACGGCGGGCTATAGCCGATTTCCGTGGCCCGGATTTCACGGTCCCCGATGATGATGCCAGACTCATCTTCGACCCAGCCAAACTGACGGTGTGCCTTTTCAGCTTTCTCTTTCATGAGTTCGTCTATCCACTTGGTCACGTATTGCATCAGCAAGTCTTGCTTCTTGCCCAGCACCGCGATGCCTTGAGCAGCCACGATACCCATGAACTTCTCCTTGGATACCACGGTCGTCAACGGCATGATGAAGTCACGTACGCCGTCCTTCGGGGTATGCAGCCGCAGTAGGATGGTCTCGCCTACATCCGGATCGACCATCCGCTTAACGACATAGAAGTCATAGGCGTACACCAGTTCATCGACTTCTTGGTCTTCATCATCTTTGTCTTTCTTCGTAGTCTTTACATACACTCCGCCGTTACGACCACGAAAGAACGGAAACGGGAACTTGGGGATGATGAATTCCTTCGGCTCTTCGGTATCTGGCTGCACTACCGTGACTTTGTTGTCCTCTTCGGAGGCTTCCACCACCCGTTCCGCAAGTGCAATCGGGGTCACGATTTTGTGAGGGCATCCTTCGCACCCGGTCGGGTTCAGGATACGGAACCGCTCACAGGTATACGGGCCGTTGGTGCCGTTGGCTACCTTCTCGGTCTGTTCAGCCGAGTACTCCGGGTGGCCTTTTGAAATGGCATGGATGGCTTTGTCTCGATCGACACACTTCTGCGCGATGCTGAGACCGCCTCTCCACATGTCGTAACTGAGCGTGGCCCGCTCGTTGTAGATATGCGCAATCTGCGCACATCCTTTGCCCTCGACGGAAGCCACTAGGAGGTTCTTGAACGTAGCCTCCTTGTTACCCATCAACTGCAAGGTAAGCGGGTCTAGCGGGCGCTTATGCTCCTGCTTGTAGAGCGCAGCCAGTACATCGAAACTTGGCTCAAGCAACGCTTGGACTTGCGAGTAGTCCAGTTCTGGTGCGACGTGCAGGACTTCTACGAGAATCGGATTCGTAGGGTCCTTGACGTGATATGTACCCGGAATGCGCAAGATACGTGCGGCTTCTCCGGTCACGACCGGGTCCACATCGAACTTGTGTTGGATGCACAGTTCTTTCAGACGTTCGGCATGCGGCAACCACTTCTCGCGTGGTAGCGATTCCTTGCACACCCAGTACAGGTGAGCACCAGTACCGGACTTCACGATGGTGGGTCGCGGCAACCCGGTCAACTTGCAGAATGACCGAAGTGCGAGCATGCCTTCGTTTAGGTCAGCAAAAGGCTTGCCGGGGCCGCAATCCAGATCGATGTAGAAAGACTTCAACGCGACAGCATTTTTGGCGGTACGGCGCTCTTCCGGGCCATACTTCGCCATAGCGAAAAATCCATTGTATGTGCCGGACACGAATTCATCGGCATGCTTGCAAATGCCGTCGATATCCTTCACAAACCGCTGTCGTACCTCCTTGTCGTCATCTTTGTCTTTTATTCCTACTGTGCAGTACGTCTCTTCGCCTTCCAAGGGAGGAAGTACGAGTGACAAAAACTCACTGCGTGAAATCATAGCCGTCCTCAAACCGTCAAGAACAGATGGGCAGGGGTGGACGGCACACCCTTTTCGGTAGCTAACCTAGCCCATCCAACCGTTAAGCCAATTTTTCAATCAGCTTTTCGACCTGTGCGGCGTGTCTGGGGGACACATCCCGCTTGCCTATGAACCATGCGTACACGGTAGGACGACTCACGTGCAAATACTCCGCGACGTCCGTCACCGGGATGTTGAGCCGAAGGCATGCTTTGGCCAATTTCACCCCAAGCAAGAACGGATTCGCGTCATTTATGGCTTGCACCATGAGCGTCGAATACCCGTGAGCGGCCATCAGTCATCCCAGTCAGCGAGGATCTTGGAGAGGTCAGGCTTGGCAGCGGCTTCTTCCGTCTTCTTAGTGCGCTTGACCGGCTCAGTCACAGGCTCTGCGGCAGGCTCGGAGGCTTCGGCCTTTACCGCCTCTTGGCTGGGCGCAGGCAATTCCTTCTTCGGGCTGTCCGCCTCGAACACCGTCAGGGTGATGGCCCGCTTGGCCGTATCGGTACTGCCCTGCTCGATGGCGACCTGATGCTGTGCGGCACTCAAGAACCCGATAGGCTTGAAGACGACCTTCGGAGTGGCCACATCCGTATCGAACCGCATCTGTGTTACGACAGCGGTGATGGGGATACCCTTGCCGCCGAGCATCTTGGCATAGGCTTGCAGCGGCAACTTGCCGACCGAGCCTTCTCCAAACACCGACGTAGCAGGCAGCGTCAACTGGTACACGCCGCCATCAAGGTTGTTGGCGAGAGCGACAGCGATACGCTGGCTAAAGCGGCAGGCGCGGGTGCCGTTGTCACCAGAACCTTGGACGTTCTTGGGACAGTCCACACACCGCTTGGCATACGGGCTGGGCACCTTCGGGTCCGGGGCTTCGCCATCGGCAGACCAGCAATCCGGCGGACCGGCTTCACTGCCTTCTTCGTACTTCTTGCTGTAGTGCGTACGGGCAATCTTCGGGGCAGCGGCGATGATGACCACGTCGAGATGGCGGTCTTCGTTCTTGGCGACCTCGTTGCCGTTTGCCATAAGCCTCCACACGCCGCCCTTGATGGAGATGCGACGGATGGACGACCCACCACCCATGAGGGCCTTGGTGGTGTCATCGACGGTGAGGGTCTTCAGATAATCCGGAATACCGGAATCCAACATAGCAAGTTCGTTGCTCATAGATGCTCCTTAGCGCTTGACGATTACGATGGTGTAGTTGCTATCAACCTGCAACCCCGGAGGCAGGAGGTCAGGATTCTGCTCCAGAAACTCTTGCATGTTGCTGTTGTTGATACGATGCTGCATCAGCGAGAAGGCATCCTGCTCCTTGAGGAACTTGAAGAAGGAGTCCCAGTCGCTGGTCCAGTAGTGCTTGTTAAGGCGTCGGGAAATCGTACCATGCTCGGTACGGATTGTGGACGCTCCTTGGTCGTTGCAGATCTGAAGCAGTTGGTTGGATACCACATCCAACTGTTCCTTCAACTCCTTGTCCTTCTCTGCAAGTTCTTTTCTGGCATCGCGGATCTTGACGTAGATGGACGCCAGTTTTTCTGCGTTTACTTCACTCATGGCTTTCCTCCTAATGGGTCTAGCACTCTACTCTAGGCTCTTTACAATGTCAACTCACTTCCGAAACAAAATTCTCGTACAACTCGATGAGTCGGGTATGTACGTCCAGCTTCTGTGACAGCATCTTGTAGATGCGCTTTTCGACGGCACTACCCTGCAAGTGTACCACCGTACAAGGGTGATGTTGTCCCGCACGATGAACACGGGCGTTAGCTTGCAGGTAAGTCTCGATGGACGTGATCGGCCCCCACCACACTACCACGTTGGCGGCGTGCAGCGTCACTCCGTGGGCTGCTGCTTGTGGCTGGATGACGAGCACTCGCGGGTCTGGCGACTCTTGGAACTTCTTGAATATCTCGGTGCGCTTGCTTGCAGGCACGGCTCCGTTGATGATTTCGGCAGGGATGTTGTTGGCTTTCAGTTCGTCTGCGATGATCTCGATGGCATGCCGGAACGGGGCGAACACGATGACCTTCTGGCTTGCCTCCTCGATCACCTCAAGCAGCGCTTCCATGCGGTTCTTAGCGTCGAACGCGACAATCTCTCCAGTATCCGAGTAGACCGCACCGCACGACAACTGTAGCAACTTGTTGAGGCTTGCCGCTGCGTTGGTAGCCGTGATCTCTTCGCCAGCCGCGACCGTCAGCATCTGCTTGCGGATTTCCTCGTAGTACTTCTTCTGTTGCGGGGTAAGCGGTACATCACGCATCGTATAAGTCATTTCAGGCAGGTCCATGCACTCATCCTTGGTGAACCGGATGGCTGGCTGCAAGACTTCATGGATGATCTGGCTGGACTGCGGTCGTGGCACCCACTTGAACTGGCTGATCTTGATGAGCACCCTGTCCCGGAAAGCCCCGAAGAACTTCGGAGTGTTGTTCGGGTTCACGATCTTGGCGATTCCATAGGCGTCAGTCGGGGACTGTGCTGCCGGGGTACCGGTCATCATCCAGACCCAAGTGCTCGGAGTCAAGATCGAGTTCAGCGTCTTCCACCGCTTGGTAGACACGTTCTTGTATGCGTTCGCCTCGTCTATGATGACCAGATCGAACTGCCCTTTTGCTACGGCTTCCTTGACGATGTTCAAGCCATCAAAGTTGCAGATGACGAAGTCTGCTTCGCTGTTCACCGCTTCGATGCGTTTTTCCTTAGAATAGCTGTGCGCAATGGCGCACGTTCTGTGCGTAGCGAATTTGAACAGGTCGTTCTCCCAAGCAGACTGCATGATGGACAGCGGGCAAAGCACAAGGACCCGCCGGATGACCCCCTGCGCCATCAGGTAGTCTGCGGCCCAGATAGCTGATGCGGTCTTACCAGTACCCTGCTCGTTGAAGCAGAATGCCCGCTTGTTGAGCGTGAGGAATGCGGCTGTCGTATACTGGTGCTTGAACGGTTTCTGCAATCCCGGCCAATGATAGTTCTTCATTATCGGTGACGGGACGTCTTTCAGGCGCAGGTTGGTGAGTGCTTGCGCTTCAGCAAGTTCCCATTTTACCAGCACTTCGTTGGGACTTATCTGCTTTGCTCCACGTATGACTGAAGTGACCTTGGACGGGTCTTTCAGTTTGAGCAGAAGCGCCTTGTTGTCGATGATTTGCACGGCGTCACTTTTTCC